ACATACCAACGACGAAACAATTCTTCGGCAATATTCTTGAAATTTAGCAGATGAAGAATTTCTTCAAATTCTGCTTCGATTTTCTTTTTGATGGTATCAGGTTGTTTGAGTTGTTCGAGATTGATTTTGACAATTTGATTGTCTGTATCTTGCGAGATTGATTCAGTGATAATATCATCAATCGCCATGGCGCATTCTGGATGAAGCGACATTTCGCGATACCGCGTCACTAATTCAAGTTCGTTGCGGACTGATCCTTCTAAGTCTACATAGGTGCCATAATACGCACCCTGCGTAATAGTGACTGCGCCATCTTCAATGGCGGATTGCGGGAGAACCAGCGCGGGTTTATCGTCTGGTTGAACTTGAACTGATTCTTTTTTGCCGAGAGTGAACCCAAACAATGAAATTGGCATGGGGTAATTACTCCATCACAAAATAATAATAAAGCGGGGGAGCGAACTCCCCCGCACTGTCATCATAACTAGACCGTCAACGGTGAATTTTCACCCAGTGTCTGCCAATACTGATACGACAGAGTTACTGAGTATTCTTCCACCGCATCGTTGGAACCCCAGTCCAAATCAATCTGCGCGAGATCCGTGGGGAAGGCACCGATCAATTTGTAAGACTTAATGATATTACCAGCCTTGCCATACTGTGTAACAATTGGATCAGAAGTATAGGAGACTGATCCTGTCGCACCAGACAGGCGAAGATTGGTTGAATGAGTATTGAGACCACCCATCCATTTTTCAAACGCTTTCCGAACGATAAAATCTTCATCGTTCAGAACCGTGATTGTAAAATCAGCGAAGGTACGATTCCCCGCCAGTTTCACTTCACGACCAAAATACTGCAAAGCTACCGTGCCAATCGTGGACCCAGGCAATGCGGCAGTCTTACACATAAATGTCAACTTTCTCCCTGAGTCGCCAGCGACTCCGAAGATTGTTGGAAACTGCATTTCCATTTGAAACAAGTTGGGACGTGCACCGTCCGCAACAAACTGTGATCTAAAATCTGCTACATTAAATGGCATATAAGTTCTCCTTAGTTCGTATCAGTATTTAGTGGTGCTTTAAAACTTCCCAACCACTTCCTCAAACGCCACACCCGTTCTCACAGCCACAAAGTTCAACTTAATGAAATTGATGCTGCGAGCAGGTTTAACATAAATGTCTCCGATAAACTCATTACGATCAATGATCTCTGGTGTATTATTGCTGCCGTCGCAGACAACACGGAAATCAAAGATACCGCGACGACCTTGCACGTCACGGAGGAAAGGTTCCACCAATGCCACGAACTGCGCGCGAGTAAATTCATCATTGTACTCAAACAGCGAATACTTGGCTGCGCGAGAAATGGCTTTCTCCAACACAATAAACAACCGACGCACATTGATTCGATCAAATGCGCTGGGTTTACTCTGGAGAGTCTTATCGCCAAACAGCAGTGACCCTTCACCTGGGAATGTAGTCACTGGATTAATGCCATTCTTATAGAGTTCGTCCCGTTCCGTTTGTGTTGGCGTCCAGGACAACTTAATAACGTTCTTAAGAGTGCCGCGATTGAACCCTGCTGGCGAGAACCACGGATCGCGAGTATTATCAGTTCTAACACACAGCCCAGCGGTATCGCCGTTGACCGGAATCCAACGATAAACATCGTTGTACTTGTCATACTGATACTTCCAAGCAGAATCTAAAAAGGCATAGGAAGTAGACGTTAACAGATTGCGATACGCAATGATAGCAGTTGTTTCACTCCCCGCATTGTCCACCACATCAGCATAGAGCGGTGAGAGGAATAACACGCAATCCTTACGTGTTTCAACAATGTTAGAAATCAGATGTGTAGCGACTGTCTGATTCGCGGGACCACCGACAACCAACGAAATATCAACAATATCTACCGTGGACAATTTGAAATCTTCCTGTACTTGATTGATCCCGTCAATCGTCTGTAAAGACCCGATTCCACGTGACGAGACGCCCAGCTTGATACCCTCATTGATAAAACTCTTCGTAATTTCGCCATTAGGAGTCGGCAGAATTTTCGCTTTTCCGTAGATATTATTCCCATCAAAATGTAACTCTGTGATGAGATGAGAAACTTTATCCAGATTGATGGTAGGAGTGTCTGGATGCCCCAGTTCACCCAAAGACCGCTTTTCACTGATTAACTGCTGATAGCGTGTCAATTCATTCTCTAGAATCGGTTTGGGGTAAACTCGCCCATTGCGGTTTTTTGCTTCCGCTTGCATAAAGACGCCCTTGATGTAATAATTCTTATTGCCTGTATCAGACTTTTCCACCAAGACTTCTGTATCAGAACCTGAATAAAACTCTTTGAGTAGTTTCATGGATAACCTTTAGTGGTTGTAGGCGACAGGAACAGCTTTAACATTCGTTCCTGCATCAACCTGTACTGTTTCCGTTCGATCTTTTTCTAAAAGCATTTCAGAAGCTGCTAGAATGGTCACATTGCCAGTTGTGGTGCCGGCACCATTCGCAATCGTAATAACATGTTGGGTGCTGGCATGAGTATTAACCAATCGCAATAAGGTAGCACCACTAACAGTGGTGTTTGCCGATGAACTTAGTGTGACTTCGTTGGATAATATTTTCAGTCTCATTAGTGGATACCCATTGCCTTTCTTTTCCGCAAACTAATTTTTCGTTTTCGTAATGCTTGCTGTAATTTTGCACGACGTTTAATTGCTGCCTTACGTGCTTTTAACCGCATTCGTATTCGCGCTGCAGCTGGGATCCGTACCAGTTTTCCTCGTTTCAGTGTAAATCCTCTAATCGCAGATCGCTTAATGTTGCGCTGCAGTTTACCTTTTCGAATGCGCCGACGAATAAGATTAATTCGTCCGCGACGTAACACATCACCTTCCGTCAATAGTTCTGTTGTCTCGTGCGATTCCCCTAATGTATCTCCAATCATCGTTTTCATTCGCACACATGCAATATCACGAATCGTATTTAATCGCTCTACAATCGTTGCACGAGCGTCTTGAAATCGCTCTGTCATAATTTGTGCAATCAATTGATTCATTTTATTTGGGCGACTCCGTATCTTGAAAAGGAACCGTAAAGTATCGATTTAATTTGTCACTATAATACAATGCTACTTTAGTATCATGCGGATACATACGAATTGCTTTTCGACGAAGAATGATTAACATCGGCGGTTCTTTATTAAGTAATGCAATAGGAGAATCAGCAGAATCAGCAATTTCCTGAATCTGTTCTTCTCTTACCGCTTGCCGTACTTTTTGAAAGACGCCCATATTACCACTAACAATCTGTGTTAATTGTTTTACCAAGTCAAACACCAGTTGTCGTTCTTGCATGGACATCGGTTTCTCTTGATGCAACTTATCCATTACACGATGAAGTTTGGGCAGCAGAGTTTTATCCATCAACCCTGCACGCACCAATATATCAAACCGTTGCTGTTCGGGTGAAACGGCTTCGTTCAGTTGTCGTTTCAAATCACCGAAAGATTTCATATCCCCCCAGTTGGCTCAACAGTTGGTTTAACCTCTTGCTGAAACAACGCTGACGCGATTTCTTGCTTACGTGTATCCAAAGCGTTCAACACACGTTGCCCCAGCAACTCATGTACAGAACCCGTTGCATCTGTCAATTTATCCGTTGCCACTGACTGAATTAAATCGTTAATATTAGACATAAACACCTCATATTATTTATAATCTTTTCTTTGCTGCACTCACAGCTGCATCTAAATCTGGCGTCAAGGATTTTGGTGCTACAGGTGCTGTCGGCAATGGTTCTGGCATCGCGGGAGGTTGCATCGCAACGGGTTGCGCAGGAAGTTCTCCGACTGGTGCCATAGCAGGGTCCGATGATGTTATTTCTTGTTTCTGTTCCTGTTCTAGCTCATCTTGCATCTCTGCCATTTCGTCTTCAGTCATTCGCAGAACATGACGTTTCACCCAGGCTTGAGAGTAATATTTACCAACAAAAGGATCAATTTGAGCTGCCAGGGCGACACGATTCTGAGTTAGATCAGCTTCACGTAATTCATAATAGTGATTGTCAGACATGAAATCGTAAGTAATGTCTTGTTTGATTTGATCCCATTCCTCCACAGAACAAATGCCTTTGAGAGACAATTGTACTCGTAAGGCATCATCAAATATTTGTGAAAACTTTCGACGAAGTCGTTGAATAAACTTAAAGAATTTAATTTCATCGCGGGTAACTTCTGCCGCCCGACCCAATCCAGCCAATCCACCACCCGTTTGATCATCTAAACGAGTCATTGGCACATTGAGAGATTGATAGAGCTTTTTGCGGAAATAAATAACATCTTCCAACTGCCCAAGA